GTACCTGATTGAGGGTCTTGTCATTGCTGCTGCTGCCATTCTGATTCCGAAGAAGGCTCTGCCGCTGGATGAGGTCGCCACGCTGGGTGTCCTGGCCGCGGTCGTCTTTGCCATCCTTGACGCTGTTTCGCCGAGCGTTGGTGTAACTGCAAGACAGGGCGCAGGATTTGGCCTCGGCGCAAAGATCGTGGGCTTCCCGCAGTTTGCCTAAGAAATCAATCATATCTGAACAATCAGATATCCATTCGGTGTATTAACAAAATATCGCCAAATGGGGGATGGCTTCAAACGTTGAGAAAATCGCGAAACATACCATATTTTAAAATGTTGCTAGATGTTTTAACATGTTGGTTGATTTATATAAAATTATTGATAAGTATGTTGTAATATATTACAAATATAATATAATATTGCGTAAGTACTTACCTTAATATACCAAGATATAGTAAGGAGCATGTCCGATGCTAGTTACATTACGAATCTAAACCAGGCAAGGACCCTGGTGGGGTCTCGGTTTGTTCCGAGATTCAATATTCCGATTACGGAATACAAAGTAGCATCACCCTTTCCTAATGGTTTCGTCATTCAGCAACTGAATAGTAGCCAGGTGAATGTATTGATTGACGGCAATGTCCATGTGAGCCAAAATCTGATTGTAGATGGCGGCATTGACCCCATCTATCTACAACTTCGGCCGATGAACACCACGACTCCTCCCTTTGAACAGACAGGTACATTATGGATTAAGGAGGATAATTCCCAAAAGACGCCCATCTATTCACTCATGATGGACAATCATGAGGTGTTTCATACATCGCCTATAAAAAACGGTAATTATGCGAATCTTGCCGTGAATGTGGTTTACTCCCCCAACAATGAAATTCAGGTGAGTTCGAATATTGTGCCAAGCCTCAATGGGTATGATGGCACGACTGGATACAATTTGGGCAGTGAATCCTCCTTCTGGAATAAGTTGTTTGTTCGCGATTTGATTATCAGTCCTAATACGATTCGAGTGGTGGGCGAGGACAATACCGAAATGCGCATTTGTTATGATACCAAAACGGGAAAGTCCATTGTAAAAACGGCGGAATATGAGGTGGAGACGGTCACGACCAGTAAACTCATACCTGGCCAAATCGACGCCTCCTTCCTTCCGTTTTCGGGTCTAACCTTTGCTTCCAAAATCAATGTCGAAACATATGTGGCAAATGTATCGAATACGTTATTGGACCAACTTCTACATACGATTTACACCTTGGACAAAGAGGTAGTCGATGCTCCTGTTCATAACCCAGGCCAGTTGGTAGAATGTGATACGGCTAAACTCATTAAAAATATTACAGGACACTATTACATTGTTATCACCTCTTCGGGAAAGAAGGTGCCCATCGCTCTTCCAAAGGTCATCGCAAGTACCAATCTTACCAGTGACAGTGATTCTACGATATTGGTGACGTCGCCTTTCACGTTACTTTCGCAGGAGACAGTGGAAGTATCGGATGGTGATATTCTCATTTTCTATCATAGTTATGTACCAAATCCGCAGCAAATAGGAACCTTTAATATTATTTTTGGATTCCAAAACATCAACTTTCGATTACCAATTAATAGCATTGCGAATGTGAATATTCTCAACAATACCATTACATCAAACAAGCTAGAACATCAAACCATTACGAATGAAAAGATGTCCTCTGGTTCGATTAATGTGCGAACGCTATCAAAAGAGGTATTGGAATTAATTGCGACCTCCTCGGGTAATAACGCAGGAATTAGTACCGCGATTGGCGAACTTCAGACGACAGTCAATCGGTTGGAAAAATATGTCACGTTGATGTCCTGTACCTACTTTATTACGGATACAACGACAGGTGAGAATGTAACCTATGATACGATTGATAACGTTGTTTTATAAAGGGGTATACATACTTGATAAAATTTGTATGGATGATACTTAATTTTATCAAATATTCATGTTATCTCAAAATTAAACAGTAGGAATGTAACCCCACTGCATTTCTTCACAAATCTTTTCCCAAATCTTATCCTGGAGATAGAGCTTATCGCGATTCTTGAGGAGCGGGAAACAGGCCAAATACTCGTCCATTTCACGGAGCTCACAGAACTTGTAGAGAACATATCCATAGGACAAGAAATTACGACGACCCTTCGGACAATGCTTCTTGAACGAGGGCTGAATCTCGCGGAACATATGACGTAACTTCTCTTCGTCCTCACGTGACATGAAGGGCGCATTCTCGCCGTTCAGATGATTGATGATATGGGGAATATGCTCATAATACTTGGAGCACTTCATCTTGCGAAGAATTTCACGGAGCTTGGTCGGCTTCAGCGTGCTCATATCCGTGATACGCTCCTTCTTGAGCTGTAGACGAATCTCATCATATACATCCTCATGAATGTCCGTGCTCTCCTTTGCCTGGAATTGCGCCAGCCACTCATTGAAGTGATTAATCTTCTTATACGCATAATAACTAATTTCACGAGGAGGGTCCTTGTAGGAGGGCTTGTCGCTATCTACAAGAATGAACTCCTGATGGCCACACTTCGAACAAGTGAGTTTAGCCTCGTTGAGACACATATTCATTTCGTTATTACAATGCTCACAGAAGGTCCAAGGGTCATCGTATTCCTCGACACCATTGCGAGCCATACTAGGGTCTTCCAGTTGTAGATAGTGATTGAGTAACTGATTCCGTTGGAGGCCTTTTTGGGCGGCGGTTTCTTTGGGCGGCTCTGCCACGGTTACCACTACGTTCTGCGAATCCGCACTGGATGATGGATTCTTTTGCTGCGCTTCTTCCTGGGCCACTTCTTCTAAAATGGCAAGAATGGAACCAGGCTTCGCCTTGCTGGTATGTTTCACATTGGTCCCTTGATTGATTTGGTCTTGAATATCGTAGTAATTATATAAAATATCACCTGTGCGAAGATAATAATCCATTAAATCGGTGCCGTCTTCAATATTCTTCCTTTTCTTTTCCAGTTGTTCGATTTCGCGTTCGAGTTTCCAAATCTCCACATCGGATGTGGATTCCTGTATCTTCTTTTTGCGCTTCTCAATTTCCTCTTTGAGGACGTGAATATTCTTCTTCTGTTCCATCATGTTCTGTACTTTTTGATGGTGAATGGCATCAAGTGTCGTGCGAGCCTCTGGATTGCTACGTTTCGAACTCTTCACTTTAAAAAAGGCACTATCCCCCATCGTCCAATTATACGGTACGTGTCAGGGCTTTTTAAACCCCTGATTCTTGCTCTTGCTCTTGCTCTTCGTCTCTGTCTCCATAAAACAGGTATTCAATGGTAAGCATCTCGGCAGGTTCATGTGCCTTGAAATAGCGCACTCGTTGGAGCAATTCTCCCATACGACGTGTCATTTCGGATTCCTCTACTACCATGGCACCTGTTACAGTGAAGGAGAAGGGAGTAGGATAACGTTTGGTACCGACGCGGTATCCATCGGGGTTGAAACGGAGGAAGACGCATTTTCGGAATCCAACATCTTCGTACAGGTCTACCATTCGCTTCTCTTCACAGGAATAATTCAAGTGTCGGTTCTCATCAATCTCAATCATGACGCAATGTGACCCAAAATCCATGCGAATGTCTGGTCGGCGTTTGGAACAACCTCCCTCCACCGTTTTGTTAAAGACGAGGGTCATACTCTCACCAAACTCCTTTTGAATCGCATCGCCCACGTAATGCTCTTTGAGGCGATAACGTCGTGGAATCTCTTCGTTGGGATGTAGGACACAGTAACAGGGGAAACAATAGGGTTTGTAACGAGATTTACCGACGTAGACGAATTGACAATAGCGACAGGCGGACGAGGGTGTACATTGAATACATTGATGTTTTTGCCTTTTATGCGGGCAGATGTAACTACCATCGCATTCTTCACATAAGCATTTACGTTTGTTATGCTCGCATATCCTATCGCCTCCACATTCTACACATTGATATCGTAGTTTATCATGTTCGCAGATGTTATTTCCATGACATTCAACACAAGTATGTCGGTTCTTTTCATGAGGGCAGATTTCACGGCCATGACAAGCCATACAGCGGCTGCGTCTGAGGTTGTGTTCGCAGATGGAACTACCTTCGCATTCTATACAGCGCTCTCTGCGTATGTTGTGTTCACATAATTCACCGCCACCGCATTCTACGCATCGGCTTCGAATCTTGTTATGGGTACATATGGCACCTCCACCGCATTTTTCACATCGAGTACGTCGTTTATTATGTTCGCAAATACTACCACCCTTACATTCTATACATGTATATTTATTGCGACCATGCTCGCAGAAATATTTTTTCCCACATTCTTTACATGTGGGTTTTTGCTTTCCATGTTCACATATAAATGACCCCTTACAGTCTTTACATTGGAAGGCGTACCGATTATGTGGACACTTCTTGCGGACGTATTTTGGTTTTGATTCAGACATGATATGAGTTTGTTTCTATGTAGAGATTGATAGAGATAGAATAATCAATTTTTAAATAGTGTAATGGATTAAATAATGCGCTATTAATCTACTTGTTATATATAATAACGAATGCGTTAGTTTGGAAAATAGAACGAGAGTTTTGCCTTTAAACCAAAGCCTCCGACACATGCTCCAAAAACCCGCCAAAAATGCGTTTCGCCAAAATTATTTTGTATTCCTTAGGTATAAGTAAAGATGACAGGAGGCGGGTTAATGCAGCTTGTAGCGTACGGTGCCCAGGACGTTTACCTGACCGGCAACCCACAGATTACCTCGACATATTAAGGGGGTTGAAAAGCAACCGGCAGATGATAACCGGCATACTCATCTGATAAAGTCCGTTAGTGGCGCCGACAAAAAGCCACAGTTGCTAGTGATTTGTAAAAACATAAATCGCAACATCATCAAATTGCGGGAACACCCTAAAGTTTTTACTACCAAGTAACCTTTGAAAATCGGTTATGGCTGAGAACAACACTCAGGTATGGTAATAATGTAAAAAATTGATTGGAGCCATCTCCATGACAATGGGCAATTCGCAGCCAAGCTCTAACCAGATTGTAAATCTGCATGAGTGCAGTTCAGAGACTAAATGGTGATGGGTCCCTCACGGGGCTTAAGTTATAGTCCAATCCCTAGAAGTTACGACGACCAGCCTCTGAGGCTGTAAAATGTAGTATTTTTGTGTGATACTACATCTTCTGAAATATCCCGAAAGGGAGGGTACTACCTTGTCTTTAAGGTCGTTTATCGTCGTCACACCAACTTCGCGATGGAGTCGATTGAGAACCCGTTCAACGGTGCCCCGAACTTCGGCAAGAAGGTCACGTGCACGGTTCAGCGCAATGGTGATCTTATCCACCGCATGTACCTCCAGGCTACTCTGCCGCAGGTTCAGCTCCAGCCGTCCGACGGTTCGGGTGCTCAGTTCCGCTGGCTCAACTGGATCGGCCACAACATCATCGACTACGTCGAGATTGAGATTGGTGGCCAGCGCATTGACAAGCACTATGGTGACTGGCTCCACATCTGGAACGAGCTCACTCAGGAGGCTGGCAAGCAGGCTGGTTACGCCAAGATGGTTGGTAACGTCCCTGAGCTGACGAACCTCCTGTACCAGGGTGGCTCGACTTGTGACAACGACTGCTATGGCGGTGAGCCGCTGACCTCGGAGGTCATTACCAGCTGCGCGCCGATGTACACTCTGTACGTCCCGCTCCAGTTCTGGTTCTGCCGCAACCCGGGTCTGTCGCTGCCGCTGATTGCTCTGCAGTACCACGAGGTCCGTATCAACCTCGAGTTCAACACCCTCAACAACCTGTGCTGGGACTACTCGAACTCGTCGGACCCGCATGCCGTCCGCAACCGTGTTAACCAGTGCGGTCTGGCTGCTGCCTCGCTGTACATTGACTACATCTACCTCGACACCGATGAGCGCCGCAAGTTCGCCCAGGTTTCGCACGAGTACCTGATTGATGTCCTCCAGTTCACTGGTGGCGAGTCGATCACCTCGTCGGCCAACAAGCTGAAGCTGAACTTCAACCACCCGTGTAAGGAGCTCATCTGGGTTGTCCAGCGTGACTCGTTCGTCAGCTGCGATGACAACATCATCAACCCGTGGAAGGGACAGCAGCCGTTCAACTACTCGGACTGGTGGGACCGCTCGGTCCTGGAGTCTGGTTACTCGGTCACCCGTGTCGAAGGCATGGCTGGCAAGAACCCAACCATCACCGCTCTGCTCCAGCTCAACGGCCACGACCGCTTCTCGGTTCGCGATGGCAACTACTTCAACTGGGTCCAGCCGTACCAGCACCACACCAACATCCCTGCCGTCGGCATCAACGTCTACTCGTTCGCCCTGCAGCCTGAGCAGCACCAGCCGTCTGGCACGTGCAACCTGTCGCGTATCGACAACACGACCCTGCTCCTGACTGTCTCGAACAACGCCGTTGGTACCAACCTGAGTTCGACTGTTCGCGTGTATGCTACTAACTACAACGTTCTCCGTATTATGTCTGGCATTAACTTAGCAATTTACGTATTGATGTACATCACTGCGTTGAATTGTAAGTTTGCGAAAGCAAACCACCTGTGCCAAACAGCTAGCTGCCTTGCGATGACGCAAGGACAAACAGTGTGACTAGCTAGTGGTTTTGGTAAATACCAAAACCGCAAGATGACCTGGTTGCGGGAAACCCCTTACAACCTTTGCTACTCCCTCCCCTTGGAAACAAGTGGAGACATCCAGGGTAATGACCTCGGATATAGTAAAAACGCAAAGGATTGGGCAATCCGCAGGCGAGTTTCTAAAGCCGTTATGATAGGCCATGAAACCGTTTCAGAGACTGCAAAGGCATCGGTAACCAATGAGGGCCTAATCAGCCCGAGGTTGCTTAAGGTACAGTCCATCTTCTAAGGAAACTTAGAAGGAAATACCACATGGGGTGGTTTAAGTTTTTCAAATTAATAAAACATTGGCTACTAAGAGTAAGTCAAAAAATGGCTTGCTAGTCCATCAACTATTGCGATACTATCGCAAAGGGCAACATTATCAAATTGCGGGAAACTCTCGTGGCAACGAAACAGACCGTTGCTGGATGTATGTACAAAACATTCAAGTTGTAACTACCGCTCAGGAGCCGAAAGGTCTGTCCTGTAGCACCAAGGGGAAACTCGTGGGTATGGTAAGAAGGTTACAAATAGAGACAATCCGCAGCCAAGTTCTAACCTGTCCAGAACAAGACAGCATGAATGCAGTTCAGAGACTCAATGGTAATGGGCTGATAACACGGCTTAAGATAGAGTCCGTCCCCACAGAGATGTGGTCTTCAAGAGGAATGATACTTATTGGTTGTTATAGGTATCAGGAGAGTTTGAAGGGTAATATAACAGCAACTGTTGTATTGCGGTAGGCATGCTCGCCTATTCCAACTAAACGGATGTTTGGTTGTTGTATTGTATTATGTTTTATTACATGGTACAATAATATAAAATAAACAAAAATCATATATTTTTTATCGTGTCAAAAAAATTGACCAATAAAAAATATATTGGGGTGGGTAGAATATACAATGTCCGGTATTCCAGAGGGCTTCCAAATTGGTCAGCGATATCCAGGAATTGTTCAACGAATGGGAAAAAGTGCAGGAATTGAATCAAATTGGTATTATGATGCAGTAGATTCTAACAATAAAGAATGTATTATTATGTTCTGCCGACCTGACGGATACACCATTCTTGATAAGGAAACATTACCAATAATCCGTGAAATAAACCAACGACGTGTAACATGGTTTATTATGCAAAATGGATATGTTGCAGGGCATATTATGACAGACACTGGTCTTAACAATGTCTATTTACATCAGTTCTTGACGAAACATCGTGGGCATGGTGCAGGCAATATATCAATAGATCATGTAAATCGGAATAAACTTGATAATCGTATGGAAAATCTTAGAATTGCAAATCAATCGGAACAAAATGAAAACAGAGGTAAAATGTCCAGAAAGTATAACGCCAAACCACTGCCTGAAGGAATTGAACAAACAGATCTACCAAAGTTTGTTACATACTATAATGAAAAACATGGAAATGGTACGAGAGACTACTTTACAGTGGAAAATCACCCATTGCAAAATCTAAAAGAAAAGGGAGTAACCGACGATAAAACCGCACAACTTGCTAATAAACGTTGGGCATCGTCAAAATCAAAATCTATCACCATTCAGGACAAATTACAACAAGCGAGAGACTATGTTGCGTTTCTAGACCGCCTGCTAAATCAACCATAAAAATTGATTGCGTTCTACCTCTTCTCTATTTTTAGTAACGTTACATCAAGATGTCAAACCAGTGCCAAGCGACCATTCAACAAGGAGCACGTAAGGGTCAGCCCTGCGAAAACCGAACAGATGCTACCTATTGTCTCAAACACATTCGTCTTACTCTATTGGACGAAGCAAAAGAACAGGGTATTCGTTACTGCGACGTCGCGCGTGGTTGTGTCGCGATACTAGAAGAAGGACAAGTGTCGTGTAAAACATGTCTTCACAAGGCCCGTATTCGTGACCGTAAACGAGACGATAAAAAACGCAGTGACCCCAACCAATGTTTGGATTGCGGCACCCAGATGGATGCGCAAAATCGTGCGACAGGAAAGGGCGATAAGTTGTTACGCCGTTGTGTATCCTGTTATGAGAAACATCTCGCCATAGAGGAAAATCGTCCAAAGCGAGAGAGGAACTACAAACAAGAGGCCTTTCAAAACAAGCATGTCGCCTGGAATCATTATGTAAAAGGAGCAAAGAAACGACACATTGATTTCACACTATCCAAAACACTCTTTGAATCGCTATTACTTCAACCCTGCTTCTATTGCGGCCATTCTGTACCAAATCAAATCAATGGAATTGACCGTGTTAACAATAACAAAGGATACGTAGAGAAAAATGTAGTAGCATGTTGCGAACCATGTAATGCCCTAAAAGGCACCAATCATCCACAAGAATTTATGGATAAAATGAATGCGATTCACATCTACACGACGGACCATACCTCCATCCCAACAGAGATGATAGAGAAATGGAGTTCAACCTATCTATCGAGAGGAATGACAACCTATACCGCATATTCAAAGGGCGCACAATCTCGTTCCCTTCCGTTTGCCCTATCAGAAGAACAATTTAAGACAATTGTTGCGCAATCCTGTTACCTCTGTGGAATAGCATCCTCCATCCAAAATTCCAATGGAATTGACCGATTCAACAATCGTCTTGGATATGTTCTTGAGAATTGCCGTCCTTGCTGCGGTCATTGTAATCTATTAAAGAAAGATATGCCATATGACCTACTTACCAAAAAAGCAGATGACATCCATAAAAGGTATGAGGAGGTAACAACTGTTCTTCAGTCACATGACATCCCTATTCGGGCGTCCAAGATAGAGAAGAGACTCGTACATGATAACCCTGTACTTGCCGAACCTATCGCGCGCACTTATAAGCCAGTAAATGAAGTCATCATTCCTCCATCTACAACATCCTCTATTGAGGTTCTATTGGAACCACATAAGAAACAAGATACTGCCCCTCCCAAGCAATGGAAAGTCAAGCAAATCTACGAAGCCATTTCCACCAATCAAGAAAATCAGTATAAGGACCATTGTGAACAAAACAATGACCTCTCCACTCTCGTCGATTGGCCCATGACATGGGCAACATTCGTTCTCGGCGTGAAAGGAAAGACACTTGCGGAATCCGAGACGACGATTCGCCAGTTTGTAGAGAGTCTACGTACGTTGCGACACAATCAACTTTGTTACAAAAAGAATGCGTCCCTTGTGGACCGAGAGGACCGAGAACAATGGCCCGCTAACACGGTAGTTCGTGCGTTTCTGGACGGCAAATTGGATGCGTTCAAGAAACATACAGAAACCCAGACGGGTGATAACCCAGAAGACGGTAACTGGCAGTTACGATGGAATGGTTTCGTCACCAGTCTCGAGGAGAATCGTGGGAGCGAAAAGGTCATGAAGGCGCTTTGTAGCAAGTTCCTGACGGCGCAGCGGACGAAGCGCTATCGACGAGGGAAAGGGACATAAGGGTTTCTACCAATTATTTATACAAATGGATTACCGATATGAAAATGCGCCCGATTCGGCAAAGGCGTTGTTGCCTCCAGGGTTTCAGGGAAACGTGTATCGATTGTCTGACAGTTGGTCGGTTATCATACCTGTACGCCATGAGCCGTGTAAGATATTGGAGATAGGGGCCTATCATGGAGCAAATGTATGTAGTTTGGTAAAGACGTATGCGACTCATGAGGCCTCTGAGGTTCATTGTGTTGACCCATGGTTGGACTATGGAGAGTATCCCGAATACAAACACCAACAGCCTACGAATTATTCCATCTTTTTAAACAACATTGCGAAATTAGCACCCAGCGACCTTCATAAGGTATATGTTCATCGAGGGCTATCTGAACACGTCGTACCTTCGTTCGAGGATAATACATTTGACATCATTTTTGTAGATGGAAATCACCAACTCCGATTTACACTGGAGGATGCCATCATGAGTGTGAAGAAGTTAAAGAGGGGTGGGTGGATGATTATTGATGATTTACAGGCAGAACAGGTCATGAGAGCTGCCTCTATCTTTGTAGATGTTTATCGGCCCTATTTTCATCCGATTCTTAACTACAACAATCAACTCTTCCTACAGAGAAAAATCGAGGACACCTAGATATAAAAGTATAACCATCTAAAGAACGAAGAGTATACTAGAGCAAATGAGTCAGGCAAGTGTGTCCGTTTCTACTCCAAACGAATGTAAGACGAAGGAAGTGTCCACCTCCGTGTCCGCCGTTCCCACGATTACCCCCGAGGAGCGAGAGAAGTATCGTCAAGAGGAGAAGGAGAAGGGAATTCGTTATTGTGATATTCAGCAGGGTTGGTGTCTGAATGTATGTGAGCAAGGAAAGACGTCCTGTAATCAATGTCTTACCATCATGACGCATTTTACATAATTTATCAAACTAATACATAGAGGTATTATTCACAAACTGTTATTTTTTTAAAACAATAGTATGTGAAGTAGACCTATCATGTGATTAGGAGAGTATCTGTGCCTTCTTAGGATAGAAGTTCCATGCGTCCGCGAAAATGAATCGTACCCCATGAAGACATTATAGATGTGATAATCTCGTATCTTTATGTTCTTCATTAATAAAAATAATAGAAGGCTAACATGTAGATGCCACCCGTGTTCATTCATATCGGCAAAACAGGAGGAACGTCCGTCTACACATCGTTGACAAAGAAATTACCCGCAATTCGAGAATATCATCTTAATAGAAATTATAACAACAATGAAACCTATATAATATGGATACGAAATCCCATTCATCGATTTGTTTCCGCATTCAATCATTCCTATTACGGTGTGAACACCGATATCAATATCATCAAGCGTTTTGATTTAGACCATTGTTTAATACCAAAAAAAATGGAAGCATCTAAGAAGAGGTCGTTCGTATTTTCACATCGGTATGATGAACTCATGAGGTCATTTCAGAATGCGAATCATTTGGCGGAAAGTTTAACATCGGACGATCGTGACATACAGAATAAGGCCAGAGAATTGATGACAATGGACGACGAACATTTTTACAAGGGGATTGGATGGTATCTACACAATGGTGAATTTATTGAAAATAACAACAAGCGGATTCTATTCGTTGGCTCATTGGAACACATGACACAGGACATTCAAACCCTGTCTACAATATTACAGGTTACACTGGACGATACCGTGAAATTACGAGAAAATAAATACATCGATACATCCATGAAATATTTATCACCTCTTGCGATTCGCAATATTATTGATTGGTACAAAGATACGGATTATCGCGCCTTAGAGGTGCTGTTAAAGTATGGATGGATTAGCCAGGAATTATTCTCTTCGTATTACATATATACAAATGAATAAAACAATATATTTACTATGGTTTCAGGGTATAGACAAAGCTCCTGAGGTTGTGAAACGGTGTGTTCAATCTTGGAAACATTATAATGAAAAGGATGATTGGAATACTGTATTACTGGATAATAGTAATTTGACAGAATATGTACAACTAGACAAATACATCGATATGCGTAACAAGAATATCAATCCCACCGCACTATCGGATGTGGTACGACTCATTCTTCTTACGACCTATGGAGGTGTGTGGGCAGATGCTACCACCTTTTGTAACAAACCACTTTCGGATTGGTTGCCAAACCATACGCAAACCGGTTTCTTTGCGTTTGAGAAACCAGCCGCAGGTAGGCTATTAAGTACATGGTTCCTTTATTCCGAAAAGGGGCATTATATTACCAATGCTTGGCTACAAGCCACCATTGACTACTATAACGTGCGCAACTCTCCCCACACCTATTTTTGGGTCCATCAATTATTTGGAACATTGTATCAAACGGATAAGAGATTCAAAGAAATATGGGATAAAACTCCCAAACTGCCAGCAAATGGTTTTGGACCTCATTATTTACAAGAAAAGAGATATTTCAATAACCTGACTCCTGACATAAAATCGGCAATCGACACGAAACAAACACCATTATATAAATTAACCTATAAATGTACCTTTCCACCATATAACGAACGCAAATTAATGTATTATTTGTATTCAACTGTTCGCCCATAATAAGCGATGATTAATGAATGATATAGCGCTCCAATGGAATAGGCGATTGATAGTTTGTACGTTGTACCGAATAGGTAACATGAGGCGATATCACGAGTTTGCGCTTCCAATCATATATCTTTTTTATCATGATGTAATCTTCGATACCAGATTGTTCAAATTGTATACCGTGTTTCTGGTATAGTTCGGTTTTCATACAAAAACTAATTCCTATAGAACCAGGGGATAGTGTAATACAATTGGCGTGTGGTACAATGGTATGTTGTGGAGTGGCCATTCGAAACAGAACCGCATCACACGCAGGCGTCAATTGAATTTCGTTTATCAAGGCCTGTACATAGTTTGGTCGCAGGGCGTCGTCGTCGTCCAAAAATCCAATCCAAGGAGTGGTGACAAGACTCATTCCTATATTGCGAACGCGTCCTGCCTTGTTATGTGCCTGTGTCGTATGTTCTATTAATTCTCCTGTTTTGGCGACAGACAGATACAAAAATCGCGAATCATCGGAAAGAATGGATGCCATAGACGCATCAGGAAGACAGCCATCAAATACAAGAATAGCCTTCCACCTCTTATTTGTCTGATGTAATAGGGATGCCACCGCATCGATTAATGTAATTCGATGAATGGTTGGCATAATAAATGTAATAAGGGCATCCTCGTTCGACTCATGAAAGGTCTTGATTCGTGGTAGAGCCCCCTCGTACGTGCCAGGAAGAGCAACGGATTCGGAATAAGGTACGTGAGGCGACGAATTCAAATAGTCAACATGTTGAAAGTGAGGAATACGAGATGGTTTTTTGGTAGTGTGTCGATGGCTCCATGATGACATTTGTTAGGAATTCATACAATTATTAACAAATACAATCGCAATTAGGATACCTAATTAGAGCACCTTATTACACTCTTGTTTGACGGCAGTGAAACTGTCTTCGAGCGAGGCAAGAGGGATAACAATGGCACGAGTAGGGGTCTCAAACGGGTCGGATACACCCGTAAAGTTGGTCACTTTTCCACTTCGCGCCGCCTTGTATAGTCCCTTTACATCACGTTCTTCGCAGACTTCAATCGGAGTATCGACGAAGAATTCAAGATACGTTCCATATTGCGAGATTTGAGAACGGTTCCAGGCACGGTCCTCTTCGTAGGGCGCGATGTTCGCGACAATGACAATACCACCATGACGAACAATCTCGGAAGCCACATAGCCGATTCGTCGAACATTCATCGAACGATCCTCCTTGGAGAATCCTAGGCCCTTCGAAAGATGAGTACGAATGATATCCGCATCGAGAAGTGTTACTTCACGGGAGGGACAGCGCTCTTCCAGGTATCCTTTGAGTAGTTCCGCAAGTGTGGATTTTCCCGAACCGCTGAGACCGACGAAGTAAAAACAGGCACCCTTGGGACGCTGGTAGTATTGACGTAGGGCGTGAAGGACATTCGGATAGGAGAACCAGGCAGGGACTTCTTCGTTCTTGTCGAGCATGTTGCGGAACTGCGTACCAGAGATTTGCTTCACCACATGGTCCTTGGCCTGGCCAATCTCACAATACTGGTCAATGTCTTCACAATACACCACCTCTTGTGATGCCAAAATGGTGATACCAATGTCGGTTTCCAGTGACTTCGCAAGTTGTTGCGCCGCGAGTGGATGGTAAAACGCATTGCCATCCTTCTTCTTGTACGATGGACCCGCGTGGTCGCGGCCTACAATGAAATGGGAGCATCCGTAATTGCGGCGAATCACCGCATGCCAAACAGCCTCTCTTGGACCGGCCATGCGCATGCTCAGTGGAAGAATGGACAGCGTCGCATTAGGGAGGAAGGGCAGAACCTCCTTGTAGCACTGGATTCGAACGGGGAAAGGGATATCGCATTCTTGGGTCACGCCTTCCACGGGGTGGAGAAGAATCTTACCCTCCTTCGCAGCATTCTTGATAAGTTCAATGTGGGAACGATGAAGGGGGTTACGAGTTTGGAATCCTACCCACGGCCCCTTTTCTTTAAGTTGCGCGGGCGTGTTGCGATATTCTTGGAAGTTGTTATGGAACTTCGCGTTCTTTATGTCAAGAGAGCCAGACACGTACCAGACGTCTCCCTTCGAGAGCATGTATTGAATGTAGGGGTGGTTCGTATCGTAGCAGCCAAATACCTTTTCGCATTCATAGGGAATATCGGGCTTCCAGCATTCAGAGACAGTAAGTGTCGCATGAATGACGCCTGTGGGGTTCTTCAGGGAAATCAGCGTGCCTATCGGGGCCTCGCGAGAGAGTGTACAAACGATAGGAATAGGAAACACATTCGAAGCATCGATGCGGAGATGGTCCAGACAGGATTGGTATTGTTCCTGGGTCATGTAGGAGGTCAGTGGAGCAAAGGCATCGATCGCAAGACATTCCAAATCACACAGTTCGCGTTCATCTAATATTTTGTCCATTATAATAACGCCCCTTATTTTTTCAGGCCATAATCGAACACATACCATTATCCAACCCATGTATCAGGATCAATCATCGTATATCCAAAGAGTTCAAAGTCCTTTTGATACACTTGATTGATGAGCCGTATTGAATCCTTATTCAGTAAATGGAAATATTCATTTCCCTTTTCCTGGCCATTATAATCCGTAAAACCATACTGCTGGAGGTCCTTCGTGAGCGTTTCCGTTCGAAAGATGGTAATATGTTTGTATAATTCCCCGTTTTCATTTGTAATATATTTGTATTGCGGAGTATTATGATTATCGTAGATGTCTTTATGAATGTAATGTTTCATAATGTCGAATATGCGGGCTTTGTCAGTTACGGTTTTATTCATTAACTTATACCAGAACAAATCACTAATGGTTCGATGGTAGGGATTACGAACAATGGTGATAACCTTTAAGGTGTCGTTAAAGGGAACACCTAACACGCGTTGTTGTTGATAGATGGTTAAATAGGTTTGGTGTTGAAGAGAGTATTTTTGTAGATCGTTTGTCGGTAGTTTAGGATTACCACCACGATTAAAAAGAGTTTCAGGTGATTTTCTGCGTAGGTAGGCCTCTAGGGAAGAACCACCCGTTTTCGGGATGTGGATAAAAAGGGTATGAATGTTTTTGTAATAGGGCATGATATTCTAGTAGTAGATATGGATTTTCTATATTGATTGTATCGTTAGAAATGCCATCCTTATAGCATAGTGTACCCAAACAATTCAAAATCCTTTTGATACACCTGATTGATAAGCCGTATGGAATCCTCGTTTAGAAAATGGAAATATTCATTCTCCTTTTCTGGACCTTGATAGTCCACGAATCCATGCCCCTGTAGTTGCGTGGTTAGTCTCTCGGTTCGAAAGATTGTAATATTCGGATAGAGTTCACCCTTCTCATCGGTGATAAATGTATACTGAGGAAGATTATGGTTGTCAAACATGTCATGTTCTACGAAGAATCGTATCGTATCATAGACCGATTTCTTGCTAGTCGACGCATCGATGAGTCGATACCAATGTAAATCGCTAATGATTCGATTGTATGGATTGCGAACAATCGTAATCACTTTCATATCGCTATCGAATGGAATATCCAGTAGTTGTCGATACTGATAAAGCGTAGAATAGGATTGATGTTGTAGCGATTTCCGCTGTAATGCGTCGGTTGGTAAGATAGTATTATTATGACCGCTAAGTAGGGATTCCGTAGATTTCGTTCGCAAATAGTCCTCTAGCGAGCTACCACCCGTTTTCGGAATATGGATGAATAGAGTATGTATATCTTTGTAATAGGGCATAGTCGTCGTATTGTAAAGATAGATTCAATGTATCACGTTCATTCCGCACAAATGATTGGTTTTGATGTTTCGGAACTGGTATCATATGCCTGAGAGAATGTATCGAATGACTTATGATAGTGGTCAAATAGTTCTCGTAATTGCTGATAGAGGTAGTGTTTGTCGGTGACCATTCGTTCAAAATCAAGAAAGATAGTGGGTATATCATATTTTGTCATATAATACACGTATTCTGCGATAACCTTATGATACTGAGTGATTTGTGTGTCTACCGAGGTAGCATCGCGGAATCCACCTGGACCGTCTCCATGCTTGGCACGGGAGGCTGCTGAGTCTTCATACTTTCGAATAGGGATAATCATGTACTGTATGGTACAATGCTCAAGGATGTCAGGAATATGGTCAAGGAATCGTGGCCATTTGAGAACAAGATGGGGTTCGGTATCGTGTTTTTCCATGCCGGCATTACAATTTGAATAGATGAACTCTTGATAATTTGTACTATCAAATCCCGTGTCAAATCCCATAAAGGTGAACAATTTGATTAGAAAAGTCGTTCCACAGCGCCCAGTCCCCGAAATAAGAATCTTGTTGGGTTTTACCATATGTATACTACGTCGTTATTTTATAAGTTTATATAACTCCGTTTGAATGGTTTTAAGATACATAAATCCAAGTTCATTACTTGGTTCGATGACCATTTGCTCCCCCCATTCATTCCAGGCATTGAATAGCATGATTTTATGAATGTCGGATACACCATGATGCCCCCGTTTTGAAGTATAATGCTGGAATTGATGTCGTAAAAAGGAGGCAAATCGTTCAATTGTACTATTTGCGGTATAGGTATACAACGTAGTCGCATTGACCCGTTTGAGAAGTCGCACACAATTATTAAAGTTTGTGAAGCAGGATTTTATTTCGGATTGTTGTTCCTCTTTTGTACTTCCAAGGAATTTATGAATATAATTATCATAATCGAGTGTATTTCTATTATTATGAAGTGACATAAACGTGGATGCGAGATACGATTTGTGAGCACAATGATGGAAATAATTCGTATAGGCTGGATGATACGAATTCATACTGTTCACTACAAAGTGAATTCCACTGAATTGATGCTCGATACATGCTTTATGGAGTTTGTGATACATCCTATCCAATTGTGCGCCACTTATTTCCCATGGATGGTGTATAAATAGAACGGGTTTATTATCGATTTTTCGATAATTCGGATGATGGAAATAGGGTAGGGTATCCGATATAAACCTATCGATGTTTTCCTCCGTAAAATCATTCGCAATTCGATGAAAATTAGCGCTATTATTGAAAGATGGATTATTGGACCATGATTCATTCGCATACACAAAAAATACATCAAACCCTTCAAAGGGCTTTTCAAAGAAGGCATCAATGACACTTTCAAACACTTTGTGCTTATTTGTGATAGAATTGGTAGCAAACCAATAATAATAGATGCCAAACCCTTTGAAGCCATATGACTTGGCTAACAATACCTGTGTATCAATAATATCTTTATTGTATTTCAGATTATAATACCCAAGTAATCCGTGTAACGGTGTTTGGATATCATCATTCTGTTGTTTTGCTAGGTATAAATTTTTCATATCACTAAACCCCTTGTAGAAGGTAGCATTGTTTTCGTCAATCTCATGGAATTGCGGAAAGTAGATGGCGTAAGGTTGGACAATCTCCAAGATCTTTTCATAGTTTTCGCGATGAGTTGAATATTCGGCATCCAAATAGTCGAGTATATGCCGATTCATCGTATGATAATAAAAGGAAGGAATGTCCAAATAGTACTCTCTCGGTGATTCGGTTGGTCCTTGTGTGAGTATATAGTCCAGCGCGCGCGTGATGGCGGGGATAATATCGGTAGTAGCAATCAAACCCGTATCAGGCTGGGGCTCAATGGGGAAATAATGTTTCATGGATGGTATACGCTCGGTGAAGGCGCCAATATTTGAATAGACCATCGGCAATCCACTATTCAATCCCTTTGTCAATGCGTAAGAGAATGTCTCACCCCATTTATTCAAATATAACAACATCTGAACGTTGTACTTCGCAATAATACTATATAATTCCTTTTCACGGTATTCATCCAGAATGGTTACATGATGATTACCCCTTACCGAGATGAAAAAAGGTTCTTTTTCTATATTATTATATTTAAACATAACATATTGAATACGATATCGTATATTATTCCATTCATACATTGTCATATGGTTAAACAGATAAGAATATAGCTCCCTTCCCTTGTATTCGGTTATCATGGTAGGAATCATGATATGAATGGTATTATTCCTAATAGGATAAATGGTATGGGTATGTATTCTATTCGTTTGCTCATCGATATGTGGAACAAGAATAGAATGAGGGACATCATAATGCGTTTCAATTTCCTTTTTTACAAACATGGATGGATAGAGTACAGTCGATAGAGTAAATAACGTTTGTATATCCTCATGAATGACGGAGTTAGAAAGATAAGCCGAGTATACACCTGATGAATAGATGTTTAAATTATTTGTAAATACAGTAAAATCGTGTATTGTGAAATAGCATATTATATTATGTTTTTTGATAATGTTAATGATGTCTATTATAGGAATATCTGTATGTAGGACATGTTGGAAATATAAAATAGTGTGACTGGTGAATGGGTAGTCATTTAGCATTTTTTTATTTGATAAGATAGTAAATTTTGTATATTTATTTGTAAATAGTTTGATAATATCATGTATGTATTTATTGCTACCACCTAATTCTATCTTTGAGATAAATACAATATCATGTATTGGAATGGCTGGATAGTATTCTTCTACTGATGATTTATAACATGATTTTATAGGGATAACGTCAAATGGAAAATGTTTCGTTTTATTACCGTGCTGGGAGGTATCTTCTTTAACCTGGTAATGAAGAGGGGTACTATGTTGTCTATTGTTGTCATCCGTAATTACAGGTGCTCTACGATACCTTATTTTTGTATGAAGCCATGATGTCATTATTATTCATAATACAAAAATACAAGTACAGATTAAACGCAGGAAATTATGATAAGGACAGTATCTGTTTTGTAATTGTAGAATTCAAAATAGACCTAATAAAATAGTCCATGGTCAGTCTTTCTCGATAGGGTGCATTTGCGACAAGATAGTGATGCGCGGATATAATCAAATCGTGGTCCATTAGTTTTTCCTCCAGCTCCTCAATGCTCTCAAAGAACAGGGGATAGCGCTCGCCGATATATTCTTGAATGGCAGGAAGTTTTCGTACGAAGATCGGAATCGATTTAGCGATACATTCAATCAATGTATTATTCGCGCTCGCATCATATACATCCATTATAACAAAACTAGACATCAACATGTTATCATACTCCGTTTCTGACAAATGTGTAATGGTAACGCTATCTATTTCTTCTTGCGTCAGTGATATATCATATTCCTCCAATTCTTCCTGTAAAAAGGTAGAGGCCAGTTCTTGAGAATAACCTGGTAGCCACCATTTTTTATGGGGAGTTTGTAATTTGTAAATGGTAGAGATGCGACGTAGTTGACATCCAATTAATACCACGCGTTGAATCGTAGGGATAGTCGTGAAATCAAAGGTATCAGAAGACAATGGTATCGGATGATACAGTACATCAATGGGTATGTTTTCATGATGTAGACGTTTTAATATATCCGCGACACATTCTTTCATATAGGTTGATAATACAAATAGCCCCTTACAGTAGTGTAGATCCTTCATAAACGAGCCATTTGTTAAAAGGGACATAATATCACAACCTTTAAAATATTTTTTTGCGTAAATGGGCGTTAAATGCATGATACCCACCCATGAGGATGTACGTTTTGTATGCGGATGTTGTATGTAATTACAATCTGCCCATGTATCAAACTCAATTCCACCATGATTGATGAATAGGGGTTCCAATGTATCATATACATTATTCCAACCAAAGCGGTGATGTTCACGTGTTTCCTTTTTCTTTACATAATAAGGCATGACACTATTGAGTAATAACGATTGATAGAGTGTAGGATGGAATCGGTCGAGTTGATGCGACGCCATAGGAGTTTTATGAAACATACAGGTTTCAATTGAGAACTGTTTTGCGATATCTGTTGTAGGCAAAATACCTCTCAATTGTTTCATTCCATATACATACACAATATCTTCAGGATGATTCCTTAACTTGCTGTAATCCATATCATAATTCGCATATTTTGGAATATGAATATCATGTATTTGTTGTAAACATTTCTTTATCGTTGCTATCGTGCGTATGGAAAATCCACCATTTCCTACACAACCAGGAACGCCCAAATCAGTAGGCCAAGGAGCACCGATATAATCGTATTCTAAAAATCGTTCAATGCCATACCTATACATCATGGTATCTGTCTGAAAGAGGAGTACCTTTTGATAGTTCGATAGTAATTCCCAAAAGGAAGGGTCCAACATAATGGCATTATACTCACTTACATTATGTAATTCATAGGATAGTATTCGTACTTGAATACCATTGCCTAGACGCGTACATAATTTCCTATAGGGTACAAATACATCCGAGGTGACAAATAGGATAACACTCCAGGACTCGTCGAGGAACCGAGAGACTTGCCGCAAGAGAAGTTCATAGTCCTCCGAATAGCGTGATTCCAGCATGATAGCAACATGATCACCAGATGGTTTGAATTGTGTTAGATCATAATAATGTACAACTGATAGCAATTGCGTTATGTCTGGATATGACATAACATGACATACATTTTCCTTAAGAGATTCACTGGATTGTTTTACAGTGGTTGGTTTTAGACTAGTGGAAACCAATGGAGTCGATTCGACACTCACTGGTATTTTTCTTGGTTTTGGTTTATTACGAACCCATGAAGTCATTACTATGATAATTCATTTTCGAAATAGCATAGTAATCGCATATTCATGCCCCCGCATTTATCGCCCTCTCCAGACCTTTAACACAGCCGTATCGTATCCTCGTTGTCGGACCTGATGAGCAGCCGTTTCCAGATTATTATTCTCGGACTCAAAGGCATTCGGGTAGCGCATGATGTCTCCAAAATTGGAACAAGTTTGGTCATCCACAAGCTTCTCCACATACAATAAAATACCTAAGACGCGTTCGAAGCATTCACGCTCCTTGCGCGTCTTAATCGCCATGGTAAGAATGGTAAACACTCGGTATTTGGTCTCCAATGCCATAAGCACGTCATAGCTTATCATCGTGGCACCCCCTGAACATCCCTTCCACACCGCATTCGGCTGTTGGTAGAATTCCACCACTTCCTTGTGATTGTGTAAAAGGGACAAATAACTTGTAATTTTACGAGTGTCGTCAAAACCATTGGGTGTAAAGTGCCAATGGAACGCCACCTCACGCTGTAGCTCCGCATCACGGAACGGTCGATTCAAAAACATGCTGTCGTGGAAGAATATCATATTATCAGCCCAGTGGTGCTGTAGGAAATAGTAATAAGGAAGGATTTCACCTGCTCCCAAAAAATCACTTGGAATTACCTCTGTCTGGAACAACTTTCCATTCACCGTATTAATGGTGGAATTGTCATCGATGATGATAATTTTGTTCGTGTAGTACTTTCGAATGGAATTGTAGGAACTTATCCATAGGTCGTTGTCCTGTGGTCGCCGTAAATGGCGTAAAATCACGAAAACGTAGGTTTTACCTTGGAAGCGAAGTTCAAAGGCATTGGGGGAGGGCGCGGCGTCAATCTTCTTGGTCACATACTCTCGCGGATTGGGCGGAGGTATGGCCTCCTTCTTCTTCGAAGTGGTCATATTCGAGGCACGAGCAGTGTTTGGTTCGACAACGGTATTCATATAAGGGTAATCGTAAGAAGTATCGGCAGAGGGCGTCTGAAAGGACTCGGAAAGAACTACTTCGGGTCGCTGGGCTCGGGTAATAAGGGTAGGTCGTAGCTCCTGTGGAATTTGGGACACATCCCTCTTCCTTGGTACGCGTATGTTTGCCCACGAGGACATTATAATCATTCGGAATCTTATTTTAAACACGATTCAAACCCGCAACCCTCCCTATTTATTCCATTTGCGTAATTTCATATAGCCCTAGTAGAACAATGAAGAACATTCCATTCCTCGTCTGGGCACTTGTCCTCCTGTTCGTAGTTCTTTTGTTTACGAAGCAAGTACGGGAGGAACATTTCGATAACACGGGTGCGTTGGTTCAACTCGCATCGACCGAGGCATTTGGCATGTCCCCTGGTACCATGGATCAACTGTCGTCAACTCGTGTGGTAACCAAACAGGATGAAGAAATCGACGAACACCTCTACAACAATCTAACACGCCAGGGCATCATTAACATGACGGAATCAGGATACAAGGGAAGTGAGTATGCGAGTGCGTTCCAGGATTACTAAAGAGTCAACGTTGTAGTCTCCTCGTACCATTGTTGCCATTCCTCACTGTCCCATACAATACTGGGCCTGCCCGTAGGATACGCATCGTAGGGTATACTTTTTTCAGTTGGTTTCTCCAACGATAACAAGTATCGAAGCGCCAAAAGGCGTCGATGAATCGGATGTTTCACGTGTTGGAATCGAGTACGGCCCAGTTGTTTCCATCGCCACTCGATTTGTAGAGCCGAGCGCCACTCAGGAATGCCCGTCACGTAGCAAATTCGCGACCATGTCTCTCCTTGTGCGACCCGCATTCCCGTCGCACGTGCGCCTCCCACCAACTCCTGATTGTGCTGACGGAGCCGACGGTCCACGTCCACGGTTGCTCCTACATAGGTCTGTCTACCCGTTGTTGTTCCCAGCAAATAACAATAACATTGCTGCTCTTCCGCCATTTAAAGAGAAATGTCTAATCGTCTTTAGATAAAATGAAGGTTCTTGTTTTTGGCGGGAATGGCTGGATTGGTCAACAATTCCTGAAGAATACCAAGCATCAGATTATTGTCGCTACCACCCGCCCTGAGAATCGTGAAGCCTGTTATCAGGAAATCAAGGAACAGAGCCCAGATGCGGTTGCCTCGTTCATTGGTCGCACCTACGGTATGACCGACGGAAAGCTGATTCCTACCATTGACTACCTGGAACTCCCAGGAAAGCTCCAGGAAAACATGCGTGACAATCTCTACGCCCCTTACAATCTAGCATCCATCTGCCAGGAACTTGGTATTCACTTTGTCTATCTTGGAACGGGTTGTATTTATACCTACACGGCAGACAAGAAGGTCTTTACCGAGGACGATGTGCCCAACTTTTTCGGGTCCAGTTATTCGACCGTGAAGGGTTACACCGACCAAATGCTTCGTAACTTTCCCTCCACTCTTCAACTCCGTATTCGTATGCCGATTTCTAAACTTGTCAGTCACCGCAATCTCATCGACAAACTCGTGAAGTATCCGAACATTTGCTCCATTCCCAACTCGATGACGGTTCTCGATGACATGTGGCCGATTCTGGACAAGATGATTGATGTGCGCGAAGTAGGTGTCTACAATCTCACCAACCCAGGCACGGCGGAACACAATTGGATTCTGGAGCAATATAAGAAATATATTGACCACAATCATACGTGGAATGTTGTCTCTTACGAGGAACAGATGAAGTATATTAAGGCGGACCGCTCCAACAATACGATGGATACGACGCGCCTCGAGAACTTCTGTCAGAAGCATGGCATCGAGCTCCTTCCCATCAACGATTCCATTCTCCGCTGTATTCAGGCGCGTGTTCCCACCGCTTAATCGCACTCGAAATTGATGGTAAATGGGTATTTTAGGAAGCAGAAATTGCGCCAGGTACCATACGGGCCATAGTCGCGGTCGTGCTCCGTCCAACCAAACAGGCGCTTTCCATTCGATGCGAATTCGGGGAATGGTGACCAAACACGATGCTGAAAGGTAAACAACAGATTCATAATCGTCATTTCGTTACAACGGGCGATTGGATACGCATTCATTGCGGTTATCAAATGTGTGTTATTACATTTGCTAAGCAATGCGGTATCGTAGACCCAGATACAATTCAGGAAATAACGCTGTTTCAAGATATCCGCGGAATAGTCACGTAACAAGGCATCGGCGACGGGTGGGTTCGCGGATAGTTCCATCATGCGCTCAAACCCATTCGTTGTATCATACTTGGGAAGGTCGTCGGGTGCAAGAATCTTTCCCTCCCACGGTACCTCGAGCAGATACTCAATCGAATCAAATACACGCAGACCCGCGTCCAAAAACACGACTCGCTTCCACTGTGCGAACCACGGGTCGAAGACGTGTAACTTGTTCCATTGCGCTAACTTATGAATATGACGTTTGTCCTCCACAGTCTGGAGAGGATACTTCTCGTATTGCTGAACAAGGTAACGGGTATCAATCGATTCAAATCGCTTCCCCGTGACGCCATAGTAATCGAGAAAGTTCGGCGAGGCATCGAACCCGATGGTCACCAGTACCAAGTCCCCCTTCCATTGTCCCCTCGTTCGTACATCAATAATGGTACGCTTCGCCCGTGAAAAATAGGCACGGTCCGTTAACGTAACGACGGCAGTATCTGACATTGGTGTATCATCGGAGCGCACATTTAAGTGGCCTAATGAAATTTGACGTGGTATTTCCAGAGTCTGCCGCCATCGACGCCGACACCCTGAATGTATCTCCAAATGCCCGACCTTGCTACTGCGCCTGCGCCTGCCGCGCTGCCACCGCACCCCTATACCTTCCCGTTGGACCCTTTCCAGCAGCATGCCCTCTGCGCCATCGCGAAGGATGAAAACGTCCTCGTCTGTGCCAAAACGGGTTCGGGAAAGACCCTTGTCGGTGAATACCAAATTTATCATTCCCTTCAAAAGGGCAAGCGGGTTTTCTATACGACTCCCATTAAATCCCTCTCCAATCAAAAGTTCCACGACCTCAAGCACGCCTTTCCTGAGGCATCCGTTGGCATCATGACGGGCGATATCAAGTTCTGCCCTGATGCGCAAGTGGTTATTATGACAACGGAGATTCTTCGTAATCTTCTTTACAAGAAGGGCACGACCACGGAGCATCTGGGACTCACGGCCTCCATCTCCATGGAGAATCTGGACGCCGTCATCTTTGATGAGTGCCATTATATCAACGACAAGGACCGTGGGAAAGTCTGGGAGGAGACCATGATTCTGCTCCCGCCCGCTGTCAACCTGGTTATGCTCTCGGCGACCCTGGACCATCCTGAGTACCTGGCAAACTGGCTCGGCCTCCTGAAACAGAAACCCATTCACCTGATTGAAACCCAGTATCGGATTGTGCCACTGATTCACCATGTACTGGATAAGAACAACAAACTGCTGCCGATTATGACCGCAAAGGAGCAATACCAGGAGAAGGTCTACCTCGACTGGCTCCAGGCACGAAAGGACAAGGTAGCGGAGAAGAAGGAGTTCAACCAACGCATTGCGGAGGCTCGTCGTGCGGGAAGCAAGGAGGGCGCCATGGATGGAAAGGTCGTCGTCCACAGTTTCATCTATCAAATGAACGAGGCGGTGAAGATGCTTCAGGAAGAGGAGTTGCTCCCTGCGCTCTTCTTCGTGCTCAATCGCAAAATGTGCGAGAACTATGCGGACAAAGTGGAGGCGACGTTGCTGACACCGAGTGAGGCCGCCTCGGTCAAACACATCATCGGCTTCCATCTTCATCGCCATATCAAGAATCTAGAAACCGTTCCACAGTATCATCAACTTTGCGCTCTCCTAGAAAGGGGTATCGCCTTCCATCACAGTGGTCTGCTCCCGTTGCTGAAGGAGATGGTGGAGATTCTGTTCTCAAAGGGCCTGGTCAAACTCATGTTCTGTACCGAGACGTTTGCGGTGGGTCTGAATATGCCGACGAAAACGGTCCTCTTTGCGGGTCTCAAGAAGTATGATGAACAAGCGGGTGGTATGCGCATGCTCCGCAACGACGAATACCTTCAGATGGCGGGGCGTGCGGGCCGTCGTGGCAAGGATGACAAGGGTATTGTGGTCTATCTCCCTGACCGAGACCCTGTGGACCCCAGCGAACTCAAGGCCATGATGAAGGGCGGAAAGCCGCCGATTCTTAGTCGCATGGATTTCCACTACGACTTCATTCTCAAGACGCTCCAGGCATCGCGTAACACGGCAGAAGAAGAAAAGCCCCTAAAATGGCTCCAAATCATGGAACAGAGTTACTGGTTCCAGCAACGTCAGCAGCAAATCAAGGAGATTCGACGGGAACTCGCAGCCTGTGAGAAGAAGATGTTCGACCTCACAATGGAGGAGCACATGTATGTGGAGTGCGACACAAGGTACAAGCTCGAACAGAATATCAAGTTGGCGACGAATGCGGCGCGCAAGGAACTTCAGCGGGAACTCGATAAGATGAAGAATCGTCACTTTGGCCCGAAATGGATGAAGGCATGGGCGGATTATGGAACCTTGGCAGTGCTGCGTCGTGAAAAGAAGAATCTGGAAGCCGACCTCGCAGAGTTGGAACGACATCAGGAGGGTATTCAGCCAACTGTCCACTTCCTCCATCATATTGGGTACTTGAAACAAGCGAACCCACTTGCTCTCAAGAATGAGGACCTCACTCTCAAGGGCATTCTGGCGACGGAAGTGAATGAGGGTCACCAAATCCTGATGACGGAACTGTATACCCAGGAATGGGCGCATGGCCTTTCAGGCAATGATTTGGTAACCGTCCTGGCATGCTTCCAGGAGGACAAGGAAACGGAGGAGAGTCCTAGTATCTACAAGGTGGACATTCCTGATGAAGTTCGTACCGTTCTTCTTCAAATCAATAAGTTGGCGATGGGATTCTGTAAGAAGGAAGAAGAGATTGGGTATCCCATCCCAGATTATTGGACCATTTCCACGCGGATGTTGGAGCCGATGCGGCGCTGGATGATGGGTGAAAGTGCCTCCATCATCTGTTTCGAGCACGACCTGTTTGAGGGCAATTTCATTCGTTCCGTCATGAAGATGGCGAACATGTTGGACGAATGGTTGTCGATGGCAATGTATTGTCAGCACACGGAACAAGTGGAAAAGATTCTGGAAGTGCGGCAGCGTATCATTCGCGACATCATCATTTCGGACAGTCTCTATCTTCACCTGTAGAGCCCCTGAATTAGTCTAAAGCCCTTGCCCCCTGTATTTTTAGTACGCATGAACAACGTGTGGTATGAACTTGAGATTTGCCCGCTAGAGAAGGAGGGCGTGGAGAAGCCCGCCTTTTACAAGAATGAATATGACCGTTCGAGCGAAAATGCGGGATTTGACCTCCATGCCTCTTCGGCGGTACGAGTGGAACAGACACCGCAGTTCATTCCGTTTGGCGTCGCGGTGCGCCTGCTCAAAGTGGAGCCGATGCCACATGGTACGTCGAATGATTATTTGAAGACGGACAGTCATTTCTGGCTCGTCCCGCGTTCGTCGATTTACAAGTCGGGTCTGATGATGGCAAACTCCGTGGGCGTGATTGACAAGACCTATCGTGGCGAACTCAAGGCCCCTGTCTGGTCGATGACCGGTCAATCCAACGTGGCGCAGGGTGACCGTCTCTTCCAAATCGTGGCACCTGACATGGGGTGGATTCGTCATGTGTGGCTGGTGGATTCCCTGCCTGAGACGGCGAGGGGCGCGGGTGGATTTGGTTCGACGGGGCGGTAAGGGTAACAAATAATAGAATGGGGATACATTGTTATATTTGTTATGGGAATTAGGCGACGCGATTCAGTGTAACAACGAGAGGCATGGGGATAACACCGCCTCCACCTGTAGGACCATTTGTGCTTAAAATGAGTGTATTGGGATTTTCTGACCATATGCGTACACCAATTGTACCACTATTGGGAACAGTAATCATCTCATCAAACGATACCTGTGACGTAAATCCATTGCCATACGCACCTACGCGCTGACAAGAATAACCATTCGCGCCAGATAGCGCATTTCCTGCTGAATCACATAACTGTACTAGAACACCTGATGCTCCTGCTATTGTCATAAAATTACCGCGTACAAATACCCTGTATATACCCCCTCCATTAACAGGAACTTGAATACAACTAGTAGGGCCTCCTGTTGCTCCCATATTGCCTGAACCTGTAGATAAGGGGACTATTGTCCAAGCAACTGGAAATTGAGAAACTGAAGGGAATTGCGCGTTCTGATAAAATGAGCCATAAAATGGCGCAAGCAAACCGAGACCAGAGAGCGGTTGATAGGTCACTTCGCCTGAGGAACTATTATACAGCAGCGCATTGGTATTAGAGGCATTATTAATGGGTTTCACATAGAGACTTGGATTGGAAATAGTCATAGCACCTGAGCTCGCATTGAGTACAATGGAACCATCGTTGCCACCAAACGTACCTGAATTCTGTGCGGTACCACACGCACTGATTACAATGGATTGGGCTCTGCTTGGTTGCGCACGATTACCAATGGCGATGCTAGTATTCGCTGCTACGCTGGTAGATGCTTGTGAGCCTATCACCACACTGGAACCGCCCTGAGCGCTAGCCTGTCTGCCAATTGCGATAACATTCGTATTTCCTGCTTGTGCGCTCGAACCAACTACCACTACATCGCCATCTGTACTGGTTGCGCCATCACCGATTACAACATTCCTATTCTGACTAGTTGAAGCAGACTGGCCAATTACTATGGATGATGACCCCGTATTTGATGTAAATTGACCGATAGCAATCGAGGAACCGCTATTCGCATTCGCACCCTCACCAATCGCAATGGAGGAATTGGTATTCGCATTCGCGCCTTCACCAATCGCAATTGATTTCGTACCAGTCGTATTATTGGCTTTTGCTCCGTTACCAATCGCAATGGAAGATTCATCTTTCGCTTCTGCCGAATTACCGACAGCAACCGCGCTTGAACCCGCCGTGTCATTTGCCTTTGCGGTACTACCAATCGCAATACCGTTTGAGCCTCCTATGCCTCCCGCATTATTGGCTTGAGCACTGAAACCAATCGCAATACCATTGTCATTGAATACTTGGGCCCCGTTTCCAATCGCAACATCATTCGCCGAGTTGGTAGTGGCAGTGGTACCAATCGCCACAGAATTTGTCGCATTCGTGTTTGCGGTTGCCTGATAGCCAATGGCGACGGAGCCTCCAGCCTGATCGGTCTGGCCTGCCTGAAAGCCAAGTGCGACCGCATACTGACCTTGATTGACCTGGCCCGCATTACATCCAATTGTAATCTGTTCGCTTCCAATCACCCAGGCACTAGTCGTCGTGTCCCAATAAAGGTACTCACCGTAACAGCCAGGGCTCGGTACAGGTACATTACCGCCCCCGCCACCACCGCTACTATCGCAACAAATTTCCATGGCATTCAGTATTTCTACCGTCTGCTTTTGACCAGTTGGGTTTCTAAATTCAATAATAATTGGTTGTGTAAGAATGTACATCACAGGGTAACCATCTGAGTAAAAGGAGGTTCCGTTTGTCACATTCGTACAGACATTTTCAAGAGAGTACGTGGATAGTTGAATCTGTTGAGCGACACCAAACACCCTAGTAACGGGGTTGTTAATGTACGCAGGATTACCATAGACCAGAATACCGACCAAATCGAGATAGTCGCGTGTCAGACCCGTAATGTTGTGCTGACCACCCTGTTTCACGGATGCCTGTAGTTTTTTCTGATTGAAGGTGTAACTTCCACTCGCAATCATGCTCGACGTCACATTCCCTAGACCGAGAACACCATTTTTATAGGTGGTAAGAATGGGAAGTTCTGGGCTTCCTGGGGCAACCGCCGCAAAGGTGAATATTTTGGGTGTAATCGCAGAGCGAATCACCATTCCGCGTGGCGCGAAATTACTCTGGGTGGATGACATGGTGTTCTAGTAGTCCAGTTTATTTTTGAAATGGGAAGCTAACCCCCGTGCCTAAAGAATTCACCCGTCCCTCACAATAAGATGCTAATCCCCTATCTATCCACGTGGCTGGTAGGCGCATTGGATGGGTATTCCCCCACCCACTGTGTCTCACCCTCCTTGGCAGCAGGCACCATTACCCTTTCTACGATGCTCACCTTTGTCAGTGGTGGTGCGGAAGCCATGGAGATACTCGAGAGGCGGCCCATTGCCATCGGATTGGGATTGACCTGTGTGTTTGGTACCGTGTTTGGCCTTGGCACCCTGGTAGGGTCCGCCATCCGTCTGGTCGTGGACGAGGCATTAGAGAAAGACGAACCTAAGGAGAATCGACACGAGTTATAATAGCACAGACACATGTCCCTCTTTGGTCTATCGACGTGGCTAGTAGGAGCAGCGAATGGCTATACGGAAAAGGAGGGAGGTCTACCCTCTTCTGCGGTCTATGGAACCGTCGGCGTCACCAGCATCGTGGGAACCATGAATGCGATTAGTAAATCCGTCCCCGCCGCCGCACCACCTCCTCTCGCATTGTTTCTAATGGCGCCACTTGTGGCGGGTGCCGTCTATTATGTAGGGAATCAAGTCGGCACTTCGGTTCGGCATCTGTCGGATCGTTCCGAAAAATCAATCTAAGCTCCTTCCACCCCAGAGCGAATAGTCTAAACACGTATCACCAATACCTGTCTAGAATACAAGGGATGATGACACCACCGCCCTTCAATCGAAATGAAATGGAACTACAACGAATGAAACTTGGCACATCTCTGGTAACCCATCGTGGAACGAAAGTCGACATGATTCAACACCCTGTGTGGGGGAGCTTTTGTTTCATGGACGATACCATTCAAAGCTGTGAGGCGGATGAGAGGACGTATCATGAGGCATTGGTACAGCCTGCGATACACAGTGTCAAGAAACGCGACCGTGTTCTCATCATCGGTGGAGGAGAGGGTGCCACCGCACGCGAAGTCTTAAAGTGGCCGGATGTCAAACAGGTGGACATGTATGAATGGGACCGCGATGTGGTTCGCTTGTTTCAAACGGCCTATCCGCAGTGGGCAAAGGGGGCATGGCTGGATTCGCGCCTGACATTGTATTATGAAGACATCTTTGACGCGATTCGCCGTCCTCCGTCCCAGCGTTACGACGTGGTCATCATTGACCTCTTTGACCCAGAAGAGGAATCCATCATGCAGTGGTACACTCTCCTGATGAATCTACCCCAATGGGTTCACCCTGAAAGCGCCATCGTCATGTATGCGGGTGTAAATGAACCTGGCCTCCATCCGCAACCCTATCGGCGCCTGAAAGGTATTCTGGAATACTACGACGAATGGCGGGGTATCAAGGCCAAATTGGTCTCCTTGAATTTGACGATTACACCCTACAAGGTATTTATTCCGTCGTTCATGGGAGACAGTACGTTCTTGTTACTGACGCCGCCCTCCGTGAAAGAGATCGAATTTGACGAATCGGATGTGATGATTTCTTGTCATATTACAAATGAGGTATGGGCAAAGTATACCATAATGGAGTAATATTATTGAGAGGATTCCGTCCTGGTGACCCAGGGAGTATAGGTGACGACAGTGGGTATCGCGGTTCGAGTGGTTATTGTAGAAGGTGGCGTAGCCGCGGAAGAAGTGGAGGGCGCAGTCACAGGAAAGAACGCCTGGTCTTGTTGGTCGCGCATGCGAAGAAGCTCGGACAGACGCGATTCGTTTTCGTTGTGAAGTTCCTGGTTGGACGGACGATTGGGCTCCAACTTATGCTTGTCAAAGCGTCGGATACCGCACGCAAATCGATTTCCTCCGCAGCTCATGACGAATTCTATCCTCGAGACACGATTTAAAAATTGACTACGAATACACAGAAGAGAGCATACTACGAGGCGTCTATGAACAAGGCCCAAAGTTATTTGAAAGAAGTATTTGGCGTAGACCCAGTAGAAGAACGACCCACGGGCATTTATGGCATCCTTCATACCGCCGATTACCACGAATTTACGATCGTCGATGATATGGGACATCCCATTCACCATTTTACAGGTGCCAAGTTGGCAAACAAGTGCCTACCAGGCGATCACGTCCATTGGGATGACGGAGTGTGCGCCCTGGATCTCCGTGGTGGGTATCCACCTATTGTTGGCACTCTGGCTCTTACGTCCAAGACACGCTATGGACTTACCGCTAAGGGACTACCTATTTATCTGTTTGTGCCTTATGATAAATCCTTTCCGAACTTTATCGTAGGCTGTTCGACGAAGGACCTGACACGAAACCTCATCGGTGTCATCAAGTTCGATGATTGGAAGGACAATTCCACGTTTCCCCGCGGACTGCTTCAAGAAACGCTAGGGCCCTCTGGCGACTACGAAGCGGAATGTCAGGCCCTCATTTGGCAGGCAAGCCCTCTCAAGTGGCCGAAGGGGCCGTATGAGATTCAGCAACGAGAGCGACCTATGCGCCGCATCCTGGAGGGATTCACATTTAACATTGACCCCGAGGGCTGTAAAGATATTGACGATGTGTTCACGATGGAACGCCTCGAGGATGGTCCCTGGAAGGTGGCGATTTCGATTAGTGATGTGGCGGCGTATGTGGAGAATGGGAGCGTGGAGGACATTCTGGCTTCGGTCATTGGACAAACCCTTTATGACCAGGATGGAAAGGTCCTCCGCCCCATGTTGCCACCCGAATACTCGGAGAGAACGTGCTCTCTTCAGCCCAACAAGGAGTCCTATGGTATCTCGCTCTGCTTCCAATGGAATGGAGAAGCAATTACGAAGTTGGAGTGGGTGGAGTCCACGTTTCAGAATCAGCGTTCGTTCACCTATGAAGAGTTTCAGGAGTCGGATTCGGAATACCGCACCGTCCTCGCGGCGCTCGCCTCTCATTTGGCAAAAGAATCCGTCACCGATTCGCACAAGTGGGTGGAGCAGATGATGCTCTTCTACAACAAGGAAGCGGGCAAGTTACTCAAGAAGGCGAACATGGGTATTCTTCGTCGGCATTCGGCACCTGAATGGGAGCGATTGGAAAAATACCAAACACACATTCCTGAACTCATGAATCTCGCCTTTACCTCGGCGGAGTACTGTCTGGCCGAAGAGGCAGACACACGTCATTATGGCCTGGAATCCGACCATTACGCGCATGCGTCGAGTCCCATTCGCCGCTATGCGGACCTGGTGAACCAACGTGTGCTCAAGATTCTGATTCGGGGCGCCAAAGAGGATTTCATTGTGCCTCAGGCAATGATTGAAATGAACAAGCGAGAAAAGGCCATCAAGCGCTTTGCGAGAGACATGGATTTCTTACGGGCCATTCAAGAAAATAAGACAGAATGTAAGGGTATTATTGTGGACCGCATTCCAGAGAGCGAGAGCAACTATAAAATTCGTATCTATATTCCTACATGGCGTCGCATTATTTCGGCATCCTACAAGAAGGTCTCAGAGAACACGGTGCTATCTCGAGACGAAAAAGAGGAGATTGATGTCACGGAGTTCCGCGAGGTAACCGTTCGTTATGCCTTCCATACCAATCTCACCAACTGGAAAGACCGCATCATCCTCTCTATTCGATAAAGAGGAGGGGGCAGTAGAGGGCTTAAAATCACATGACACTATGTTTGATAGAAATGGACTACATTACGAATGCCTTTCGCTATGTCCTTGGATTTCAAGATAAAAAGGAGGTAACGGGGTATGTGATGGCAGAGGACACGGAACGCCATCGTACGCTACTGATGGTAAAGGAGGGTGAGCGATGCTGGAGGACTTCCTGGTACGATACGGACGAGTACACGATTGCGCCGATTCACGATTCCATGACGTCTATTTTTGCGAACATCGAGGTTGCCGTCTAACTTCTTATGATAAGGGTACCTACCGTATTTTTGATACCTAGTAGCACTATGTATCAAAAATTTGACTGGGCGACCAGACACAGTTTAAAGACGGACCAAAATTTGAACAGAGCTTAGACAACAGTTTCTATAGACAAGACAGAGAATGCCTCACGGATTTAACAAGCATACTTCGGACATTGAGTCCATCGTTGGCGTTCAGTTCAGCATCTTCTCGCCTGAGGAGATTGAACGGAGCTCGGTGGTGGAAATCACGTCGCAGCAGACGTACGAGGGCAATGAGCCGAAGATCGGTGGCCTGTTCGACCCTCGTATGGGTGTGCTGGACAATGGAAAAGTATGTCGTACGTGTGGCCAAACGAATCACGGTTGTCCCGGTCACTTTGGCCACTATCGCCTGACTCGTCCCGTTTATTATATTCAATTCATGAATGACATCATCAACGTCCTGAAGTGCATCTGTATTCGGTGCTCCAAACTTCTCATCGACAAAGACCTCCACAAAGATGTACTGAATCGCAAGGGCGAGGCTCGCAACAAGGAGGTCATTGCGCTGTCGTCCAACATCAAGCGTTGTGGCCAGGAATGTGAGGACGGCTGTGGTGCTCCGCAGCCTGACAAGTTTACAAAGGAGGGCATTGCTCGCATTGTGGCGCACTACCATGAGCTGAAGCAACTTCAGCCGCTGGAGGTGGAGACCGTTCACCGCCTGTTCCGTCGCATCACGGATGAGGACGTGGACTTCATGGGCTACAACCGCTACTTCTGCCGCCCTGACTGGATGATTTGTACTGTCATGCGCATTCCGCCGCCGCAGGTCCGCCCCTCGGTGATTCAGGACAACAACCAACGCTCGGAAGATGACCTGACGCACAAGCTGTTTGATATCATCAAGAATGACAAAATGCTCCAACAGAAGATTGAGAACAATTCTACCAAGAACGTGATTGACGAAATGACCAATGTCGTCCAATACCACGTGGCGACGCTGGTCAATAATGAGATTGCGGGTGTGGCACCGTCGGCCCAGCGTTCGGGTCGCCCGCTGAAGTCGGTCCAGCAGCGTCTGGGCGGCAAGGAGGGTCGTATTCGCTACAACATTCAGGGCAAGCGTGTGGAGTTCTCGGCTCGTTCCGTCATTACGCCTGACCCGAATCTGAGTGTTGCCGAACTGGGTGTGCCGATGGAAATTGCCATGAACCTGACGAGCCCAGAGCGAGTTACGCCCTTCAACCTGGACCGCCTGTACAAGTTGGTTCAGAACGGCCCTGACAAATGGCCTGGTGCGAAGACCATTGTTCGTGCGGATGGCCGCATGATTTCACTCAAGCACGTCAATACGAAGGAGATTGTTCTGTACGATGGTGATGTGGTCAATCGTCACCTGCTGGACAATGACATTGTGCTGTTTAACCGACAGCCGACACTCCATAAAATGTCCATGATGGGACACCGTGTGAAGGTGCTCCCTTACAAGACGTTCCGACTTAACGTCCTCGTAACGAGACCGTATAACGCCGACTTTGATGGTGATAAACCTACTTACGCATAAGTAGACATCTTGTCACCAACAGTAGGACGCTTACTTGGGTCTGGTATCTCCAAGTAGGGCAAACGTTGTAAATACCAGAGCGTAATACAAACGCTTATATAACCTGCTAGTTTATATGTAATACATATAAGCAAGACTTACAAATTTGACGGGGAACCCCTGACACGAAAAGAATATAAGGACTTGTAACAATTTACTACTCAGAGAAAAATGGCTCAACCCTCCACGGAAATGAAACTGTGTCCAGATTGTAACACAGAGAAACCGATGGAAGAATACACATATTCGTCTAGAATTCTCGTACGCTGTAAAACTTGTCAGAATGCTGCTCGGTGTAAAAAGAATCAAGAGAAGCGAGCAAATGCTGATAATATTACGAAGACATGTAAAAACTGTAACACGGAAAAAAAGGGCTCTGAATTCGAGTTTGGAACGCTTCTTTGTAAGCCCTGTTTTAGGGAACAAGACAAGGAAGCCAACAACCGACCTTCTGAATCGGACCCTGACAAGACGTGTCGTGTCTGTAAAGTAACAAAACCAGCGACTATGTTTCGGAAACGAGAGTTGACGTGTAAAGAGTGTAATAAACAAAAATTATACGAATGGCGTGAAAACAACAAAGAACGCTTCCTCCAAATCTGTAAAAACTACAGAGATAAGGAGGATAAAAAAGAACTACGTCGCAATTATTTGAGAGAAAAATATAACAATGAGATTAAATTCCGTCTTGAGAAACAATACAGAAATCGTATTCGGTTCTGTGTTAAAAGTAAGCACATGCCAAAGGGAACACGCCTAGATTACGAGGCACTGTTAGGTTGTTCATGGGATGTGTTTATCAAGTGGCTAGAGTTCAATATGAAACCTGGAATGAACATTGAAAACTATGGTTCGTACTGGCACGTGGACCATGTTTATCCGTGTTCGCTGTTTGACTTCTCAGAAGAGAGAAACAGAATCCTGTGTTTCAACTGGACAAATCTAACACCTCTAGAAGGAATTGAAAATATCAAAAAATCAAATAAATTAGACGTAAATCTTGTCACGCACTACAAAAAGAGAGCCATTGAGTTTATACAACAAAGTCCTACTATTCAACTTGTGACAGACGCACTACCAGAGGATATTAAATTACTGGTAACGTCTGGAGCTCTAACTACCAAGGATGCTGTGAAAGCAGTATCTGGCTCTGGAGAAAAATCAGAGGTATGGTAAAAACGTTAGAGATTGGGCAATCCGCAGCCAAGCTCCTAATTCCGCTATGATAGGATATGGAGAAGGTTCAGAGACTAGACGTAAGTCGGGGGATAATGATAGACTAATCATCTTGAATCCTCCTAAGGTATAGTCCGCCCTCCTTGGAAACTTGGAGGAGCGCATATTGGAGATGAATGCGCACATCCCTCAGTCCTATGAGGCAATGGTGGAATTGGAAGATATCGCAGCCATTCCCCATCATATTATTACGCCGCGTCATGCGAAGCCGATGATTGGTGTCTATCAGGACACGCTCGTGGGTTCCTACCGCATGACGCAAAAGGGCGTCCAATTCACCCGTCGTGAGTTTATGAATCTCATGATGTGGAACAAGCGTTTCGACGGCACGATGCCTGACCCCCGTGCGGGCGAAGAAGGAAAGCAGCGTTGGACGGGCCAGCAGGTGCTCGGCGCTCTCATGCCACCGATTAATCTGGAAATGGGCAACAAGTCCTATGACAAAGAGAAGGATACGAAGGAGTCGGATACCTTCGTCAAGATTGAGCAGGGCGACATCAAGCAGGGCGTGGTGGATGGTGATATCTACATGAAGCCGTCCAAGGGTATTGTCCATGTAACGTATAACGACTGTGGCCCGAAGGACACAGTTGACCTGCTGGATGCTCTTCAAAACACAGTAGAAAACTTCCTCGTTCTCAACGGCTTCAGTGTCGGTATTAGTGACCTGGTGGCCGATGAGGATACCAAGAAGGAGATTGACGCGAAGATTCAGGAGCGTAAGAAGCAAGTCGAGCAGGCCATTCTCCAGGTTCACCTGGACCTGTTTGACAACAACACGGGTAAGACCAATCAGCAGGAGTTTGAGGACCGTGTCTTCGGTATTCTGAACAAGGCGACCTCGGACGCGGGTTCCACGGGTCAGCAATCGCTGTCCACGGAGAATCGTCTGGTGGCCATGGTTCGCTCGGGCTCGAAGGGTGAGCCACTGAACATTGCGCAGATGATGGCCTGCCTGGGTCAGACGGCCATTGAAGGCAAGCGTGTTCCCTATGGATTCACGGACCGCACACTGCCCCATTACAAGAAGTATGATGACTCCGCCGAGGCCCGTGGGTTCATTGAGTCCTCGTTCATTCGTGGTCTGACGCCGCAGGAGTTCTTCTTCCACGCCATGTCGGGCCGTGAAGGTCTGATTGATACGGCGGTGAAGACGTCTGAAACGGGTTATCTTCAGCGCAAGCTTATCAAGTCGATGGAGGACCTGACGGTTCAGCACGACGGAACGGTCCGTGATGCGAATCAGAACGTCGTTCAGTTCCACTATGGTGAAGATGGTGTCAATCCGACCAAGATTGAGACGCAGTCCCTCCCGCTGGGTGAACTCTCGCAGGAGGAGATTACGTCGCAGTTCGGTATGGTGGGTGTGGATTGGAGCACGGTGCTGGAAGAGGGCCTAGTTCGCGAGGACGATGCGGAACTGATTACCGAGTATGTGAATGATCTGCTGAAGGACCAGCGCATGCTGGTGGAGCAGGTATTCCAGAACAAGTCTCTGGACACGGGCGGCATCTTTGCGCCCGTCAATCTGGCCCGTTGGATTCTGAACACGAAGACCCGCTTTGCGATTTCGGGTAAGGAGAAGACGGACCTGACGCCTGCGATGGTGTTGAATGGTATTAAGAAAATCATTCAGCGCACGCATTCGTATCACAAGATTTGGGCGGCGCTTCTTCGCTTCCATCTGGCCCCGCACAAGCTGATTGTCAAGGAGCGTTTCACGAAGGATGCCTTTGAGATGCT